ATAGACACATGCCTAAAAATACCAAACGCAGTCTGCCTATACATAACTATAACATCTCAAAATGCTCGTAACATTATCTGGGGGGACACTCTAAAGATACTAGAAGAATACGAGTTAGAATGTAAAATAGACAATACCAGACTCAGCCTAAAATTCCCAAACGGCTCCCGATTCATCATAGCAGGTGCCAAAGACCGTCAGGAAATAGAGAAGTACAGAGGCTGGAAACTAACTAAATGCTACATAGACGAATGCCAATCATTCCGACCCTACATAGAAGAACTAGTAAACGACATTATAACACCAGCCCTAAGAGATTTAAGAGGCAACCTATACATGACCGGAACACCTGGACCAGTGCCAGCAGGATACTTCTACACCATCTCAACCTCAGACCTATGGACATCTCACAAGTGGACCGCATTCGATAACCCGCACCTACACAACCCTGCCAAAGGCATAGACCTAGAAGTAACTCTAGCAGAAGAACGCCGCCTCAAAGGCATAGACGTCGACAACGCCTCATACCAGAGAGAAACCTACGGACGCTGGATAGAAGACAAAGACGCCCTAGTATTCAAATTCAATAAAGAACGTAACATATACCATGATAAACCTATCATAGACCAATACATCTTCGGAATCGACATAGGATACAACGACGCCGATTCAATAGCAGTCTTAGGCTACAACGACATCGACAAAAAAGTATACATAATAGAAGAAGTAGAGAAGACCAAGCAGGACATAACAAGCCTAGTCCAAGAAGTTAAGCGCCTCCAAAAGATATACAACCCCATCAAAATGGTAATGGACGCAGGAGCCCTAGGCAAAAAAATACAAGAAGAAATTCTACAACGCCACAGCCTCAAACTAGAAGCAGCCGAAAAGCACCGTAAAATAGAATTCATAGAACTCTTAAACGACGACCTGCGAAACGCCAAACTACTAGCCGCACCAAACTCAATATTCGAACAAGACTCATACCTAGTAACCTGGGATAGAGAATCAAAAATAAAGAATCCAGAAAACCCTAAAATATCAAGTACCTATCACAGCGATTCCTGCTTCACACCAGACATGACAGTTGTATGCAAAGACGGAGTAAAAAGGATTGTAGACGTAAAAGAAGGAGACCTAGTACTAACTCACAAAGGAAGATTTAGAAAAGTCCTAGCTACAATGAGCAGGAAATACTCCGGAAACCTCCTAAAACTCAACGTAAAAGGTATAGAGAGGGATATAACAGTAACTCCGAACCACGAATTCTACGCCTCCACGAGCAAAAGATGCTACAAAGGAAAGTTAACAGGGCAGCGCGTACTAAAAGACACCAAATGGACTCCTGCAAGAGAGTTGACAGCTCAGAAACACCTACAGCCAGGGCACTACCTACAAGCCCCAGAAGGAGTACAAGAAGAGTCTGTAAAACTATCTAATGACATGTGCTTCCTAATAGGATACTACCTAGCAGAGGGATCCCTCGGAGGTAACGGTAGCCAGGTAAGCTTTGCCTGCCACAAAGACGAGATAGGAGTTAAAGAAATACTAACCTCAGCAATAGAGTCGCACTATCCAGCAGAGAGAGCAGCTAACTCTAATACGACAAAATGGAGGCGTAAGCACACAAACATAAAACCTAGGAAAAGAGGAGCTATCCACACCCGTTTCGGAAAAGGAAATTCAGCCCAAAACTATGTAGGAATAAAAGAGCTACATCAATACCTCAAACAGTGCAGCAAGTCGACCACAAAAATCTTCCCAGAAGACATATATAAATTCAGTAGAGAACAAGCTACTCACTGCTTAATAGGATACTACTTCGGAGATGGACACGTCGCACCAACCGGAATAAAATCATCCACAATAAGCAAGCACCTAGCCGCAGGGCTAAAATACCTATGGAGCTTACTTGGTATAGGAGCGTCCGAATGTAAGTTAAATAAAGCATCCACCAACAACATAATAGAAGGCTACAAAGTTACTACGAGAGATCAATACAATCTAACAATATCAAAACAAGACTCACTAATACTAATAAATAGAATAGAGAGCGACGATAGATATCTAAAATTATACCAAACTAAGAGGTACCACAAAATAACCTCAACGAACAATAAGCAATTTAACAGCCTAAACTACCAAGTAAATAGAGTACAACACCTACCCTACTCAGGAACCGTATACAACCTAGAAGTAGAAGAAGATAACTCATATACCATAGAGGGCATGTCAGTACACAACTGCGACGCAACCCTTTATGCCTGGCGAGAATGTAAACATTTCCTAAGCGAAGCCCCAGCAGAAATACTAAAAATAGGATCAGACGCATACATGGACGACCTAGAACGAAAAGAAGCCGAACGAGTCCAAGCCTTTAACGAAGACCCAGACACCGCCCAGCTATTCGAGGACATAGAACAAGACTTCGAAGACTTCGACGAATGGAACTTCTAACTCATGCTAAATATACAACAATACAAAATTAATGTACAATATATAAACAGATATCAAAAAGAAAACATATCAACAAAAGCGAGGAGTCAAAAGTGATTAAAAACATTACAGAACTAAAAGAAATTATAAAATGGGCAAAAGCTCAAAAGGTTAAAACCCTATCAATAGGCACAATCCAATTTGAAATATCAGAACTAGCCTTTATAGAAGACCAACCAGACCTAAGCAACGTAGACTTATCAGAATTAGTAGACGTCCAGTCCCAGGAACTAAAAACTCTCGGAGACCAAGCCCAACTAGACGAAGAAGAAACTCTATACTGGTCATCAAACTAAACCCAACAGCACAAGGAGCTAATAATGCACGAATACGACATGTTCAAATACTGGTGGAAATCTCCAGAAAATCAAAAGCATGAATCAATCCACCGCTTCCTAGACAAACTAGAAACAACGCAAGCAGGACGTACAGCCGAAAACCTACGTAACATGCGCCTCTACGGAAACTACGAAGACAACGCCTACTCCATGCTATCATCAACCTACACCGCAGCCGGTGCCCAAAACTTAAACAAAGTAACTATGAACGTCGTCCAATCAATGGTAGACACAGTAGTATCAAAAATAGCTAAAAATAAACCTAAACCTACCTTCCTAACTGACGGCGGAAACTGGTCCCTACAATCAAAAGCTAAAAACCTATCCAAATTCTGTGAAGGCGTATTCAACAGCTCTAACCTATACCGACACGCAGAAAAAGCATTCCTAGACTCCTGCATCTTCGGCACCGGAATCTTAAAAGTATATAAAGCAGACTCAGAAATAAAAGTAGAACGAATCTTCCCAGAAGAAATTAAGATAGACGACTCAGAATCAATCTACGGCAAACCGCGCCAGATGCACCAAGTAAAGTTCATCCATAAAGAAGTACTCTTAAACATGTTCCCAGACTGCGCAACAGCCATAAACGAAGAGTCAGACCAAGCACAAAACTCATACTCCGCAGGCTCTAACACCAAAGACATGGTCAGAGTAGTAGAATCATGGCACCTTCCCAGCGGACCAGACGCTAAAGACGGCTTCCATGTAATCAGCATTAAAAACGAAACTCTCTTCGAAGAGTCCTATGCTAAACAAAGCTTCCCGTTCCTCTTCGTACGCTGGACAGAACGCCCTCTCGGCTTCTTCGGTCAAGGCTTAGCAGAACAACTACAAGGCATCCAACTAGAGATAAACAAAATACTACGAACAATACAAGTATCAATGCACCTTGTCTCAATACCTAAAATCTTCGTAGACACCGGCTCCAAAATAATATCCTCTCACATTAACAACAAAATCGGCGGAATTATAAAGTACCAAGGAACTCTACCACAAAGTGGACCCTTAGCAACAATCCCATCCGAACTATTCAGCCATCTAGATCGCCTATACACACGTGCATACGAAATTACAGGCATCTCCCAGCTCTCAGCTCAAAGCTCAAAACCAGGTGGACTAGACTCCGGCAAAGCCTTAAGAGAATTTAGCGACATCGAATCAGAACGCTTCCTCTCAGTCGGCAAACGCTACGAGTACTTATTCTTAGACGCCGCAGAAAGCATCGTAAAACTTGCCCGCGAACTATACGAAGACCTAGGAGAACTCAAAGTAAAAGTAAAAGGACGCAAGTTCCTAGAAATAATAGACTGGAAAGAAGTAGACATGGACGAAGACAAGTACTTAATGGACATCTTCCCAACTTCCTCCCTATCAAACACCCCAAGCGGACGCCTACAAGACGTTCAAGAACTCCTACAAGCCGGCTTCATAACACCAGAAGATGGCAAACGCCTCCTAGACTTCCCAGACCTAGAAGCATACAGCAGCTTAGAACAATCTGACACCGACAACATAATGAAAAACATAGACATCATGATGTCAAAAGGAAAATACATAACACCAGAACCTTACCAAAACCTACAATTAGTAGTAAAGAAAACCCAACAAGCCTACCTAAAGTATAAAGTTGAAAACGCTCCCGAATCTCGCCTCGAACTACTACGACGACACATGGAAGACGCCAACAACCTACTAGAACTGGCAGAACAAGAGCAAGCAAACGCTCAAATAGCTTTACAAGAAGCCCAAGCCCCAGTAGCAGACCCACTAGCTCAACCAGAACTAGACCCCACAGGACAACCACTCCTACCACCAGACCCTACCCTACCCGCTGACCAAGTACCTCTACCAGAAAACGTAGACCTACCACCCAGTGAATAAACTTTAAACGCACAATAAATAGACAAACTCGAGTTGTATAAATAATAGAACCATGTTAAAATATTAAACAGTAACCCAGGAGAATAAAATGGAAGAAATTAACGCATCAGAAGTAACAGCAGAATCAATTGCACAAGAAATAGACACTACAGACGCTTTAAACAGCATAAACACAGCCCAACAAGCTGAAACAGTCGAAGAAGAAGCACCTATAGTACCAAAAATAGACGTAAAAGCCCTCCTAAAACCTAAAATCGAAGCAGATCCGGCAATGAACAAACGTTTCGCCGCCCTATCACGCCGAGAAAAGGATATAAGAGAGCGGGAAACTAAGATTGCAGAGCTAGAAGCTCGTTTAAACTCTCAATCAACACCAGAACAAGCTCAAACAGAGCCAGAATTACCTTTAGAGCTAAGATTAAAGAAAGATCCAATCGGAACTCTACAATCCTTAGGCTTAAACTACGAAAAACTAACAGAACTAGCCCTAAACGACGGAAAATTAACAACTGACATGCAGATGGAACTAATGCGCCAAGAAATGGACAGCAAATACACAGGCGAACTAGAATCCATCCGCGCAGAACTCGCAGCCAAAGAACAAGCGGCAACGGAAGAAAAACACTCTAATATTATCCAAGGATTTAAAGAAGAAATAACATCTCATGTTAACTCTGACTTAGAAGCCTACGAATTAGTTAAAGCAAACGACGCCGTTGACCTAATATTCAATGTAATCGAACAACATCACGAACAAACAGGAGAAATCCTAGACACTAAGACAGCAGCAGACCATGTAGAAACGTATCTGGAAGATGAGTTTAAAAAACTCTTTCAAGCCAAAAAACTCCAGAACTTAGTCAGCCCAGCCAAGTCTCCTTCAACGCCAGAACCGAAAGCAGCGACGCTAAACTCGCCCACACTGTCAAACGAACTATCTTCCGCAGTGTCTAACCCAACAGGAATAAGTTCTATAAGCAATGACCAATCAAAAGCGGACGCCGCTAAGTTATTAAAATGGTTAGATTAGGCATAAGCCCGATCTTAAATAAAACACATGTTAAAATTAAAATTCACTAAGGAGAATTTAAAATGGCACTAGATCTTACAAGCTTCGCTGCAGCTTTAAAGCAACATTACTTACCAGAAAGAGTTGAAAATCTTGTATATATGGACAATCCATTATTTGCTATGATGCCTAAGTATGAAAGCTTTGGCGGAGACGTACTTAAACTTCCTATTCATTATGGAAACCCTCAAGGACGTTCTGCAACTTTCAGCAACGCTCAAGCAAACAAGACAAGCTCAAAACTTAAAGCTTTCTTATTAACTAGAAACAAAGATTACTCTTTAGCTTCAATCGACAATGAAACAATCGAAGCTTCAAAAGGTAACGCAAACGCTTTTATGGAAGCAGCTACAACAGAAATTGACGGAGCTATCCATAGCATTACACGTTCATTGGCAATTTCAATGTACGGAACAGGTTCAGGATCAATCGGAAAAATCGGAGCAATCGCTGGAGCTGGCAACGTAGAAATTACATTGGCAAACGCAGAAGACGTTACTAACTTTGAAGTTGGTATGAAATT